GGCATCTGCGAGTGGTCGCAGACCGGCACGATGGCCTACCCGCCCGCCGTGGGCGCGGGCTACCTGCCCGGCCCGACCGAGAGCTACGGGCACCTCACGACGTTCAACGTCGTCCGCCTCTTCCCGCAGGCCCGGCACGTCCAGCACGAGCAGGTCAAGATCGGCGAGACCATGGCGTACTTCGGCGGGTTCATGTGGGAGATCACGGAGGAGGAGCAGGACGCCCGCGCGGCCATGCTCGAAATCTGATGAAGGTCGAGCAGCGAGTCGAGATCAAGGGCAACGACGTGGTGGTGCGCCTCATCAACCACACGACCCGCGAGCAGACTGCCCGCGTCTACGCTGGTGCAGGAAAGTATGCCAGTTTTGAGGGCAAGGATGTGGTCATCCGCATCCCGGCCCGCGCCGGGCTCAACTTCAAATAAAGCGTCACAAGTGACGCATTACCACCCGAAACCGGCGCTAATGCGTCACATCTGATCGCTTATGAAGAACCTGATCCGACGCCTCTTCTTCCGCCTGGGCTTCACGCCCGTCCGCATCGACATCGAAGGCCAGCCGTTCGTGGCGCAGTACCTCTCCCCCGAGGAACGGTCGATCATCGAGCAGTACCAGCGCTACATGGCCCAGGGGATGCAGCAGGGCGGAACGGTCGGCGGTTGTGGTGGCTGCCCGTCAGCGGGCGAGTGCGGCCCGGAGATCGTCTAGAGGCCGAACCCTAGATCGGTGATCCGCGTCTCACTCTGCGTGTCGGGGTCGCTCTCGATCCAGTCGATCAGCTCGCGCTCGAAGGCACGGCTCACCACATTGTCGGCGCGCTGGGCCGCGCCGCGCTCAAGCTGATCGAAGAAGGGTCGGGGCCGCGACGGACCTACCGAGTCCACGACGTACATGAAGGGTCTTCCCCCTCGCGCCGCGCGCTCCTGGTTCCGCCGCAGCCCCTCACGGTACTGATCCCTCGTAAGGCGGCGCACATCCGACTCGCGGACGGGACGCCCTCCTTTGATACGGGGATCGTCGTTGGGGTCGTCGAAGAAGACCAGCTTCCGAGCCGTGTCCGGCCCGAACGCACCGCGCCCGTCGTGGTAGTAGATCGCCCAGTAGTGGGGGATGAAGAGGTCCGCGCGCTCCTCGCTCTCGTTGATGACGAGGCGGATGGCAGCGCGCAGAGTCTTCGAGCCGATCGACTTCTTGACGAGACGCAGTTCGCGTTCACCGAGATCCCGGAGAATCCGGCGGATGACAGCCTTCGAGTCGAACATTACGCGGGCGGCCTCGGAGCCGCAGGCTTGGGCGCACCGGCAGCCGGTCGGGTCTGCCTCGGGTCGCCGGGCTTACGGTCCCGTGCTCCTTCGAGCAGGCCGTCGTCGGGGTTGCGGCCAGAGCCCGCCATCGGTTCGGCCATGCCCGCCATGGTGTTCTGAGCACCGAGCGTCATGCCATCGAGGATGGTGGCGAACCCGTTGCCGGGCTGGATGAACTGCGGCACGCCGTTGTCGTCCATCGGCTTCGCGCCCTTGGCGACCCACTTGTCCTTGGCGATGGACTTCGACGCGCCCTCGGGCTGCGCGAACTTGACGCCATCACCACCGAGGGTGCAGGAGAACACGCGCGAGAAGTTCTTTTGCGCCTGACCGAGCTTCCGCATCTGGAAGGTCAGCATGGCGTTCGGTCCTTCGTTCGCCGCGCCCATCTTGCCGGGCAGCGCGATGTTCGCGAGCTGCGGCGGCATACCGTGGGCCGTGGCGATCCGCATGTCGAGCGTGCCGGACTTCTCGGAGAAGCCGCTGTTCCCAGCGTCCTCCATCGCGAGCTTCTCGATCTGCACGGTCGTCTCCTCGGGGTTGCCGGGGATGTGGACGCCTTGCGCCTTGTGCGAGTTGCCGATGCCTTGGTTGGCTTTCAGCATCGTCTCGATCTTCGACCAGCACCCGCCGATGTTCTTGCCGAGCAGGAACAGGAGGAACTCCGGGACGCCCCGGTTGAAGTAGAAGTCGAACTCGTGCTGCGTCATGCACTGGACCAGCTCGATGCTGGGCACGGCGCTCATGTAGTCCGGGTAGCCGTAGAACCGCGAGCGGTTCGTGGCCTGACGGAAGTGGATGATCTCGCTGTTCGCGATGGAGCCGCCGAGCGCGCTCGCCGTGCTCCTGTCGCTCGCGAGGATCGCGTCGTTGGCAGGGCTGTTGTCGATGCCCTCCAGCTCGCCGTCCTCGTCCTGCGGGAGCTGGCCGAAGCGCTCCATCAGATCCTTGAGGTCGCCCCACTTCGCCATGACGAGCGTGTCGGCCCCGCCGGTCTCGCCCTCGACGATGTAGTGGTAGAGGTTCGCGGAGTCCTCCTCCTCGACCTCGACGTGGATGCCAGCCGACTCGACGTGGTGGAGACCAGTGATCTCCCCGCGCTCGGGTCCGTCCCACACCACTTCGAGGAACGCCTCGCCGGTCTCGAAGTAGTCGTTCGCCAGCGCGTCGAGCGTGTCCTGCCAGGAGAACCGCGTGAGCGGGTCCAGCGTGTCGTGGATGTCCTGCTCGCGGTGCCCGAGGCCCACGGTCGAGCTGACCTTGGCGTCGATGCAGATGGCGTGGGTGGCGTTGAAGTCGCGCAGGTCCCGCGCTGAGAGCTTCTCGATGAGGTGGGACTTCTTGCCCACGGAGACCCCGGCGTTGGTGTCGCCGGTCTGAGCCTCTTCGGCGGCCAGCTTGGCCGCCTTCTTGAGCACGGTGAACAGCATCGAGCCGTCTCCGTGCAGGTCGGGAGTGTCTGCCCGGGACGAGATCAGCTTCATCTCGGCGGGCTGGTTGTTGTCTGTCATGGTTCCCTCGTCAGGGTGTCGCAGGGGGAATTCCCAACGTCTTGGGATAGACCTAGCCCTGCTTGAAGAAAATCGCGATTTCTCCTTGACACAGAGGCTTCCCTGTGCTAAGGTGTCTGTACCTGCCAGAACGGCAGCCACGCCTGCCAGCTTGGCAGACGACACAACGGTAGCACATGATCGGCGCTCCCGCAAGTGAAATCTCGGATTTGTTCGACCAACCCTCCACTACCCTCGCCCAAGATGGCTTGAAGCAGGCTGCGGCTCCCCTCGTGGGTCGCGGCCAGCTCGCCGTCTAGGAGACACCACTATGGCACGACGCATCAAGCGAGCCGAGGTGAAACGCCTCGCACTCTGCAAGCGGGGCAAGAACGGCCTCCAGACCCTCTACAAGTCGGACGGGACTGCGGAGTACGCCACCCTCACCAAGGGCGACGTGGAGAAGGGCGAGCTTCTGTCCGTGGTGTGGCCCAAGGGCCTCGCGGACATCGACGGCGACTTCTCGGACACGGACGCCGCGATCGACTCCATCATGTCCTCGCTCATCGCCAACGGTGGGAAGATGGACGTGGAGCACGACGGCAACGTCCTGCCGCGCGATGCGGTCTCGATCACCGAGGTGTTCTCGATCCAGCCGGACGACCCTCGCTTCGCTGACTGGAAGGACTACGACGGCAACGCCGTGGACGTTACCGGCGGCGCTGCGGCCCGCATCAACATCAACGACCCGGACCTCCGCGCGGCATACCGCGATGGTGACTGGGACGGTGTATCTCTGTTCGGCCCTGCTGCCGTCGAACAAGTCGATCTTGTGGCAGCATCACAACGAGTCGCCGCCCGGATGGGTGGCATTCAGGAGAGTCAAATGACCAAAGAAGAACTCCAGGCCATCTTGGATGCCCAGAACGCGAACATGGCGAGCCTCGCCAAGTCCGTCGTCGAAGGCGTCCTCGCTGCCCAGAACGTCGAGCCCACCCCGGAAGTGAACGCGGAAGTGAACACGGACGAGAAGGCCGAAGCCAAGCCCACCTTTACTGGGGACGTGAACGATCCCCAGGCACTCGCCGACTACGAGGCTTCGCTTCGTGGCTTCGAGCTGCGGAAGGCCATCGCCAGCGGTGACATGAGCGCCGACGACATCGCCGACATGCGGAAGTCCATGCAGGAGAGCGGCCCGAGCGTCGCCGACCTGAACGAAGCGGGGATCGAGGCGAAGGCCGACGACAACCGCGAAGTCCGCGAGCTGCAAGTCAAGCTGTTCAAAGCGCGCAAGGGCACCAACGTCCCGAACCGCAACGTGTCCGCCACCGACGAGGTGGACGAACTCGCCAAGTCCGCCGAGGCCGAAGGTCTCGCCATCGCCGCGCTCATGAACGAGCACCTCGGCAACGGTCCCGCCTCCAGCGGGATGCGCGTCATCGGCTAATCGCCGCCGAACTTCCACAACAACCAACCTCTCTAAGGAGAACACACCATGGCACTTTCGCCCAAAGAACTGTTCGGCAGCGCGGTCTCTCAGACCCCGAACCTCCGAGCCTACCCCGCTGAGAACGGCATCGCTGTCGGCACCCTCGGCACCCTCGCGGCTGACGCCGAACTGGCGCACCTCACCGCTCTCACCTTCTC